ATTCAGGCGGGAGTGATAGCGACATTCTTCTTCACATGATAGAACAGGTACGCGAGACATTCAGCCTCCCTCCAATCCATTATGCTTTTTTTAACACGGGACTTGAAATGGAAGCGATAAAGCGTCATGTGAGCGAAGTGGAATCGCTGTATGGCGTAACGATTACCAGATACCGTCCAAAGAAAAATATCGTGCAGGCCACAAGGGAATATGGTCAGCCGTTTGTTTCAAAAATTATGTCAGCCGGGATCGAGGGCATACAACGTAAAAATATACCGCTGTCAATACATAAGGAATACGAAGATGCAGAGGATAAAGCGGCGAAACGGGAGGAACTTAAAAAACGCTATCCTGGGTGTGAAACAACGATTAATTTTTTATGTTGCTGTAATTCCAAGGGAGAGCCAAGGCCAGATATTCAATTAGTCATAAATTCATCGAAGTATATGTTAGATTTTATAACTGATAATCCGATCCCATTTAATGTTAGTAATAAATGTTGTGACTATTGCAAAAAGCAGCTGGCGCACAGCGTTCAACAATCATTTGACATGGTAATAACGGGAGAACGCAGGGACGAGGGCGGTATGCGATCCGTTCCACGAAAGGATAATACCTCTATGTGCTTTTCTGAAACAGCCGATGGAAAGTATAGGCTCCGACCTCTATTTTATGTATCAGACGCAGATAAGCAGTGGTACAAAGATTACTACAATATCCGCTATTCAGATGCCTATGAGGTGTACGGCTTAACGCGTACAGGGTGTTGCGGATGCTCCATATCAGCAAAAGCAACGGAGGATTTGGAGAAGATAAGACCGTATGAACCAAACCTAGTTAAAGCCGCATGGAATGTGTTTGGTGACAGTTATAGATACCGACAGCAGTACAATTCATACAAGGCATTCAGGCAGGCGTGGGATAACAAGCAGAAGAAGACTGCCAATAATGAAATCAAAGGGCAAATGAAATTTGAGGATTACCCAGGGTTTATCCCGGAGAGCATGGTTAACTAAATTAGTATTTTTGAAAAAGAAAGGAGAAGCATGTTCGGAAATACAGGTGAAAGATATGTACAGATAAAAGAATTATGTCTAGATGGATTATCTATAGATAAAGTGGGTGAGGAATTTAGAATCGGAGAATATTATTCTACTCCTCACGGATTTACAGCATTAAACCATGGCGGTTGCCTTATCTATGTCCCTGACGGAATATTTGAAAAGCATTTTGTTAAGTGGGAAGTGTATAAGAAATTTTATAGTCTGGGAGATAAGATCTGCATAAATGCAAATGGAAATCTTGGCAAGTATAGCATCGAAGGGATAGATGGAGACGGACACTATGTTACTTTGAGGTTGGAAAGGGATTAATTAAACTGAAATTTAACTGAATAAGAAAGGAGGCGGAGCTATCCGGATAAAAGCTGCAGCGGCTCCTTTCGAACATGAAAATAGGCTTAATAGATGTTGATGGACACAATTTCCCGAACCTTCCACTTATGAAGCTTTCAGCATGGCACAAGCAGCAAGGTAACAGCGTGGAATGGTACAGTCAAATGTTTTCCGGACATATGGACCGGGTCTACATGAGTAAGGTTTTTTCCTTCACGCCAGACTGCCAGGATATCATAGACGCAGACGAAATAATAAAAGGCGGCACCGGATATTATTATCCAGACGGTGGCCTGGTACTTCCTGGAGAAATAGAGCATATCTATCCTGATTACAGCCTTTACCCTGAATTATGCAAAGAGACAGCATACGGATTCTTAACAAGGGGCTGTCCCCGTGATTGCTCTTTCTGTGTAGTAGCGGAAAAAGAAGGAAAGTGTAGCGTGAAGGTTGCAGACCTGGAAGAGTTTTGGAAAGGTCAAAAGGAAATAAAACTTCTCGATCCGAACCTTTTAGCCTGTAAGGACTGGAAAGAATTACTGCAACAGCTTATTGATTCCGGTGCCTGGGTTGATTTTACCCAGGGCCTGGATATCAGGGTAATTACACAGGAAAAGGCTAATATGATACGGCGTGTAAAGGTTAAACAGGTACATTTTGCCTGGGATCAGTACAGAGATAGGGAAATGATAGTAGAGCGGTTTAAATGGTTCAAGGAGGTTACGGGGTGGGATTACCGGAAAATGAGTGTGTATGTGCTTACCGGATTTGACACAACGCTGGATCAGGACCTTGAAAGGATTTATACGCTGCGTGACTTGGGATATAGCCCCTATGTGATGATATATGATAAACACAAGCTGCGCAAGGGCAGCGAATTAAAAAGGATGCAAAGATGGGTTAATTCCAGGTTTGCATTCGCAGCGGTAAAACGGTTTGAGGATTATAATGCTTGATCCGGTAAACTGAAATTTATGTGAGGAGGGATATATTGAGAAAATCATCAAAAGACTGTAGGGCAAACAGAGCCAGCGTAAACAGCCGCATACAGGCCGAGGCGGATGCAGCTATAAAGGCGCCACCGGTTATAAGCGGAAGTGCAATAGATCCAGCATATTTATTTACAAGCTCATGTACCGATCCTGAGCGCAGGACGGGTCCGGCTTTTGCGGAATTACGAAGGAAAAAGGTGCAGTATGAAGCTGGAACCAAAACAGAAAGTTACTGTTCAGGTTTATCCAGGCAGGACGTTTGGGACCATGATCGGAAGCAATGACGGCCTGATCGGGAGCATATTAAACAGTGGTGAATACATAGACGTTCCTTACGGGAAAGCAAGGGTCGTATCAGCGGAGGTGGAGAGAGATGCAAACGGCAGAAGTGTCTAAGGGACTAACAACAAGAATTGTAAAAGAAACAGAAAGTAAGGCAGAAGAGGGAGAAGGTTGGGTGGCTCTTCCTACAAAAGATTTTGAGGATATGATAAAGAGGGCTGCTAAAACGGCAATCATAGAGTTTAGAAACCAGGAGGAGAAAGACCGGAAAAGGGATAAGTTCCACAATACATTTACACTAATGAGATGCTACCGTGATGCTGTTTTTCATATTGAGAATGCCATAAGTGATGGAAGCCAATTGGAACTTGATGGAATGACAGACGAGCAACAGAGGCTATACTTGCAGAGTATACGGCGCAGCAGATTTAAGACTCTTATTATGACTGCGCACATAGATAAGGCAGTGGAAGAGATAGAGCGTAGGCGCAAGGCAGCAGGAAGAGAGGTAGAATATAGAGCGTTTGAACTATACTTTATACATAGCAAGGACTATGCTGAGATCGCAGAAGAATTAGAGACAGGAAAGAATACACCAAGACGCTGGGTGACGGCAATTATTAACGAGCTGTCAGTACTGCTTTGGGGTATTGATGAAGAAAGGAACAGATACCAATAAAGCGATATGGTAATTAAATGGTAAAAACGTGGTGTTTACATGGTGTTCTTGAAGCGCTATAATGGTAGCATGAAAAGAGTAGGCGATAGCTTAACCGCAGCAGCGGCAGCAGGACACCTACTCTTTTAATTTGCGTTTTGGGGCCTTTACAAAAAGCATTAATTGTTTGAAGTTAAGCATATAATACAAACAATTAAGAAATCAATAAAAGAAGTCAGATAATTAAGGTACTTCCCAGGGGGGCGGCCCCTCTGCGGGGCGAGGAAGGCGCAGTATTTTTGGCTGTATAAGCAAAAAAAATAGGTCATTTCCTTCCGCTTTTTGTGGTGGAGGCATGGGCAGTTGGTCCTTAAAAAAATATTGGGGAAGAGAGGAGGGGGAAACTGATGGAAGTCAATCAAAAGGAATTGGCGCAATGCCTTGATATATCGGACCGCCAGATCAGAAATCTAAAACAAGAAGGACTGTTTCGGACACTGAAAAATGGTAGAGGTTATAAACTGGAAGAGTGTGTAAAATCATATATAAATTACAAGATAAATGCGGAAATGGGTAGGAGGACATCCATCACAAAAGAGGAAGTGCAGGCGGAACACGAAGAAGTGAAAAAACAAATATCACTTTTGAGACTGAGGACATTGCGCAGGGAGCTGCACACGGCAACAAATGTGGAAGCCTTTTTGTCAGATATGTTAATTCATTTTCGTAATCGAATTCTTTCACTTCCACCCAAATTGGCAATGGAATTAAGCGGATCCACTGATATAAATCATATGATCCAGGTGATAAACAAAAATTTGGCAGATGCCTTGGAGGAGTTGTCTGAATACAATCCTGATGAAATAGATGGAATAACATCACAGGATGAGATTGAGGAAGAAGAGGAAGAAGAGGAGGAAGGCGGATGGGGTGATGAATAGTGTCACGTGCAATAAGGGAACGTAAGAAAACAGCAAATCTCTTTCACCGAGTAATTAAAAAGAGCCTGCAAAAACCGGAAGAACTGACTGTGAGCCAATGGGCAGAGAAATACAGGATATTAGATGAATCAAGTAATTTATCAGGAAGATGGTCAAATGATGTGACACCATACCTTATTGGGATCATGAATGCGCTGAATGATGATTATATCAGGGAAGTGTATCTTT